ATGAGTGAACAAAATGACTTTATCTATCGACTCGTTGACTTTTTAAGGTTGTTGCCTTTATCAATGCCAGTAAAGATAGGACGATTTGAAGAAGAAAATACAATTGCATTGGCTCCCATGCAAGGTGGGTTAACGATTCAAAAGTATTACAATGGTAATAAAGACCAGCGACTTCCTTATGATATTGGAATTAAAGTATATGAAGATCAGCAATTAGCCATAGATACACTAAATTTTATTGCTGATGAATTAGAAAGAGTGGTATGTATAGCTTCACAAAATGCCAGTTATGAATTCAGCAACATTCAAATAGCTAGTAAACCGTTCTTTCGTGGTCAAGATGTGGAAGGGTATTACTTCTATCGATTAGAAATTGAAGCAGATTTAACTTTAAAATACTAAATATAAGAGGTGAATGAACATGGCAAGAAATCAAAACATTAAGAGACAACACTTTATCGCTCCATTTAGCGCAACAGCTCCAAGAGAGAGTGAATATCTCCGATTAGCGCAATACATTACTAATATTGCACCCAATAACGAAGAGGAAGCAGAATCTGAGGCTTATTATCACGGGGATGGAACTCCTGAAACCACTGTGACATCTGTTTCTAAAGGTTATGATGTAGAAGGATATTATGATCCGACAGATGCAGCACAAGCTTTAATTGCTGGGTTAGAACTTAAAACCTTGGATAATCGTAAAATTTGGCATAAAGTGATTAGCGCTGATGGTGAAACGATTTTTGAAGGAATCGCGACTCTGACAGATATTGTTTGTGGTGGAGGAGAGGCTTCAGAATTTGAGGAATTTTCTTGTACCATTAAATATGATCGAATTCCTAATGTAAGTCAAGGTTCAAATAACGAAGATTAATGAGGTCTGTTTAATCAATCAAGTCATCCTGATCATGATAAGCTTACGACACTTTATTGATAAGAATTTAACTTTAAAATTAAGCAGCATAAAAACTATTTAAATTCGTTAGCCAATAAGCGTTCTAAACTCCCCTGTTTAAGCGAGCATCGTCGTTGTCTTACAGGGGAGCGAATAGCTTAGGCGTTTATATTTGCAAATCAAAGTTAATCCCCGTTAGTTTTTTTAAGCGGTAGCGGCTCTTGTAAATATCGAATTAAAATAAAGAAGAGGTGAAAATAATGGCTATCAAGATAAATGTAAAATCTACCTTAATTCCAGTAGAAATAGGAGAGTTAAAGTATGAAGTCGATATAACCGATGAAAAATATCGTGCGTTTAGTGAACGTTTTAAATATGTTCAAAAAGAGTTATTAAAATTAGTCACTGCGATAGAAGATCAAGAAAAAAAAGGCGAGGAAATTAATGAGGATGAATTATTTGAAAAACTACAGCAATTAGTATCCACAGCTTATAATGAACTATTGGGTAGTCAGGCATTTGAACAAGTCTATCAGCAAACACCACGACTTATAGAAGTAACGGGTTATTTGGTTAAACTAGTTGCGGCTATTGAACAAGAAATGGAAGTAGATCAAGGACCAGCTATGTCTTCCTATCTAAAAGCTAAACAGGCTAAAGTTCAAAAAAAATAGCCTGATCAACCTAAACTATTGCTAATAAGAAGTGAGTTGATGCCATGTTTGAACTAAGTTATCCCATTGAAGATGTAGTGGTAATAGACAAAAAGTCGTATGAAATTGATATGAGTTTTGATAATATCTTATTGCTATTAGCCTTAATCAACGATGAAAAACTACCTAATTTTCAAAAAGTATTGGAAGGGATCAACTTGTTACTAGGAGTCTCTTTTCTATTGGATCATTATAATTTTGCAGCTCAGCAACATATTTTCAACCAATTAATAGAACAAATATTTCCCCAAAATGAGGTGCATCTACCTCATGATATTGATGGAAAACCGATCCCCTTACCTCGAGATAAAAATAACAAAACATATGACTTAAAACATGATGCGGCTTATATATATGCTTCTTTTATGCAAGCTTATGGTATCGACCTCTTCCAAGAACAAGGACAGCTACACTGGTACAAATTTCAAGCGTTATTATCGGGTCTACCAGAAGATACGAAGCTAAAGCAAGTCATCGGAATTAGAACGAGAAAAGCATATAAAGGGATGCCTTCAGAGGAACGAAGACAACTTCGTGAACTTCAAGAGTATTACGCTCTCCCAGAAAGCGATATAGAATCATAATATTACCTATTCTTTAACGTGGTATTAAATGTTATAAACTTATTTTAGTGTTGAAAGAAAGCTGGTAAAAGTAATCACTAAGTAAATGCCATCCTTATTAGTACAGAAGTCTTAGATCACATCAGACTATTTAATTGGCTTTAGCTCTAACCTCCAGAAGATGGATTAACTTGTCCATGTTATGCGTGAGTTTATTAGCTGGTGTAACTGATTTAAATTAATATAAATGGAACAAAAAAGATCATGACATCAGGTTTTCCTATGTTCAGATGACCATCTCAAAAGATTTAAACGAGGTAGCGAGTTTTGAATTTCATTGGCTGGTTAGGCTAATGGTGTTAATATTGCTCCGTTATTTGCTGTGTACATAAGAGAACCGTTTTATCCTAAAGTAAGTATAGGAACTATCAAAAATGATATTCAATATCATTTTTATTTTGTCTAAAAATAGCAGGTTCATTTAATATAGGTTCACTCGACCACTATGTCGTAAAACTGGTCATATCATGTTGGTTGATCTGACATTAAAAAGGGGTGACGAGACGATGTAACAATATAAGTGAGGGGATTAATTTAAAAATGGTAAAAAACAAGTAAAGTGTGAATGGAGGGATAACAGAGTCGTGAGTTCAATAAAGTGAAAAACTTTTGCAAGGTGCAGGCATGCAGCAAAATTTATGCAATTTCAAATGTTTGGGATGAAGCTATATGAAGGTAAAATTTATCGGGATTAAAAGTCAAGAAAAAAGTAGTGGAGGGTGTTTGGCATGTGGTCAAAAACGAGTCTCTCAATTCTCGTACACTCATGCAAAACGAATGGTACTGCCCAGCGGTAGAGCCCAACTATTTACGATGGGAAAAACTTACGAGGTTAGTGAAAAAGAGGGGCAGTTTCTTTTGGAATATACCTACAACTTAAACGGCATGCCGCAATATCCGTTCATTAAGTTGTCAGTCAAAGATGACTAACCCAGAAACAGTTCAGTTAAGAAGCTATTATAGTTTGTCACAAAAATTATTATCTAGGAGGAATCAGATATGTCAGAAAATAAGAAAACAAAAAGAGAACAATCAACTAAAGCAGTGGATAAAGATGCTTTTATTCGCCGTAAATTAGCCGCTTTAAATACAAAACCAGGTATTAAAAGTGAGCGCAGTGCCGTACGAGTTATTAACAATAACAAAGGAGGAATTCAATAATGGGAAGATGTTATAATATTGCAACAAACAAGCTAGGTTTAAATACATTACACAAAAACACTGAAGTCAGTTTTACAGTCTTATCAAATATAGAAAGCTGTGTCACTATTAACACCAAAAAATATTTATCATACAACGGAGAGAGTGTGGTTTATGATTCTTTTGACTGTCCCAAAGATATGTTAAATTGTCATGGAGAAAAATGTTTGAATACGGGTACCTTACTTCTTACTGGAAGCGGGGAAGAAGGGGTCAGTGCGAAGTTCTCAAACACAGCCGATGCCAGAGATTTTGTTGCTGGTGTTTTAACCTTTTATGTCAAAGTACCGCAAGCTGGAGCTTACCTTGTCACAACAACCGTCTCCGATATTAAAAATGATACCCAATCCAATGCTGATATTTATGAGAGATCAGTAACTGCTACGGGTTCAGGTTTTTATCCCTTAGTCATTGATTTTTCAAAACTGCCCAGTGAAGTAAAAGGAAGAGGGTGGCAAGCTAGCGATTTAGGAGTTATGATTGATGTGGCCATTAAAGCAACGAGTGCAGTGGCAAATTCAACATACGGAATCTCTTCTCTTGCTATTTTTGAAAGCATTGAAGATCTGGAAGCAAACGATATGGTAGTTGTCGGGTGTATTGATGACTTTGCAGGGGATATTACCATTGATGCCACAGAAGCTGGATGTTTCGGCTCCACTTATGATGCCTCTACCATTGCCATGGAGCGGACCCTTACTGCTAAAAGTGTAACGCCTAATTATTGGAAACTGAATCCTTTAATGAACAAAGGGGATAAAGTAGATGGTTGGTCCCTATTTACAGAGGAAAAAGAAGTTTTAAAAGCAGAGATTAATGGAATCACTTTTGGGTATGTCCCGACTAATGAGATGTACTTAGAAGAATGTGGATTTACTTATGCATCAGCTAGCGATAATTGCAAAGTAACAGAATCCATTTTAACAAAAGTAAGCACGCCTGTAGCGATTGAGTTAAACCAAAATCAATTTATGGTTTTAGACGGTAAGTTTTATTTCCATGAACTTATGATCGGTAAAAATGTTCTTATTTCTTATCCAAAACAAATAGATGGCGAGCATTTCGTGGCAAGTGATAAGTCAGTAGGAGAAAGAAAAGTAAAAATGAGCTTTGCCATTGAACAAAATGATGGCTTTACACAGCATTATGTTTACAACAATGTCTTAATCACTTCTTTTCCAATGTCATTGTCATCAGAAGAACAAACATTCGAGTTTACAATTAACATCCTGCCAGATCATCAAGGAAACTTCTTTGAAATGTTAAGAGTTGGAAATCACTAAAAAGATAAAGCTATAGGAGGCTACGTAATGAGTAAAGAGATGACGCTTAAAGATTTTACCCATAAATTAGTAGAGACAACTGAAAAAATAGAGCAAGCACAAAACGATGATACACCTTTTATGGTTGTCAAAGATGATGACATTGAAATTCATGGCAATCCTAATAAGACAGAAGTTAAAACCAATGATTATATCATTAAATTTAGAATTCCAAAGACGGAAATGGACATCGTACCTAAAGAGGCTAAAGCCATTGGTGATTACTATGTGGTAAGCTATAACTTCAAAGATATAGGCATCACACCAAGAAAAGATTTAAAACTAGTCGATGCGATTTTGAAATTAAAACCTTTTATCCTTAAATTGGGAGAAAATGGCGATATTCAAGAGCGTTCAAAAGAAGAATTGTTATCAGTCTTTGTTAGTGCGGGAGATGATGTGCTCCTAGGAATTTATAATATTGTCGCAACCTTTTTAGGGATCGATGATAAACTGGGAGAATATATGCTTTCATTCTCCGTTATTGAAGCCTTAAATAAGCTTATTGAAACACATCCAGAGGTCTTTAATGAAGCTGACGTTTTTTTCGGATAGCCTATAAAAAGGCGAGCGAAAATAAACAAGCTATAAAAAATAAAACAGAATCTTTCTTTGCTGAACTTAATATTTATACTTATATAGCGCATTATGTAGCTAAAATACTAAATAAACGCCCCAATGATCTTTTAGATCATTGGGGCGTTCCTGAATTAATTGTCTGTTTTGGACAGTATGCTAATGAGGAAACATATCGCAATTTCTTAGAAATGAAAGCAGCAAAGAGTAAGAAATTACCAAAACCTTATACTGTGTATTTTTATAGTATGGATGATTATAACGGTGATGAGGAGGTTGATTAGTGGCGATAGAAAAAATTCAAATAGAATTTAAAAGCAATTTAAAAGAAATCGAAAAGCAACTCTCTGATGTCGAAGCTAAAATAAAACAATTAGAAAAAGTTAATCTCAATCGTGTGGAACAAGAATTTAAGAATATTAATAAAGAATTAATAGCCTTAAATAATCAAAAAGTTAAGTTACAATTAGATATAGAAAATGTGACGAAGACAGAAGCAGCTTTGCAAAGGGTACGGACTAATCTCAGTGACTTAGGAAGTCACATTAAGCTATCATTTAATGTTGATTTAGCAGTTACAGCTAATAATATTCAAAGTTTAGGTATTGTTGATGAAACAGCAGTAGCCCTTTTGCGCACTGCTGAATCCATGAAAATGATCAATGAAAGTATTCCAGATAATCTGATCCAGTTTTCAAATAAGCTGGCGATTTTGGCTACGGCAGTTGGAGGCTATACGTATTTGGCTAAAGCACTAGCCAATCTCGATACAGGAAATCTAAATAAAGGGTTAGGAATTATAAATGATACAGCTAGCACCATTGTAACCGCAGCAAAAGCAATGTTAAAAGTAGAAGCAAGTATACCAGATACCCTTTTAAATTTTACAGGAAAATTAGTCATTATGGCAGGTGGAATTGGAGGCTATACCTACTTAGCTAAAGAACTAGCCAAACTCGATTCAGAAAATCTAAATAAAGGGTTAGGAATCATAAGTGACACAGCTAGCACCATTATAACCGCAGCAAAAGCAATGTTAAAAGTAGAAGTAAGTATACCAGATACCCTTTTAAATTTTACCGGAAAATTAGTCATTATGGCAGGTGGAATCGGAGGC